ACACCATCAATGGTTAGACCCAGACTATGATGGAACTTGCCAGTCAAGACCCCAGTGTCTCTCATGACAATGAAGTTGTTCATCTGTTTGATTAGGTCTAAATTCCTGGACAATGAGTTTTCGATGTCAAGCTGTGTCTCATCAATCCCAGCATCTAATATAGTTATAGTTCCGGGTACATGGTTGTACTTCTTTAACGAGAGAGCAGTCATGTGAAGGCTGTTGCTTGATGGTCCATTTCCAAAGGCCTGGACTTTTGACGTTCTGGAGTTTTTGTGTAGTTTTGACATGTAGAAAAAAAGGTCTAGTGGCCTAATGCCTTTCGATTTGCACTCTTCAACCACACCGGATAAACTTTCTAATTTCATACCAATGAGAGTCTTGAACTCAGACACATCCTCTTTTGAAGCCTGATGAGATGTTCCAAAGCTGGTTTCAAGAATTGACTTTAAAGTGGAAGTGTATTCATAATTGAAGTTGTTCACTGTCCATGTTCTCACAGCCTGTGAAAATTTTCTATCACCAGTTTTAATTGGACCAAACCTTCCAACAAATTGTGAGACAACCTCGAGAGAAGCATGATTTGGGTATAGCACATTCAACATTGAGTTTATAGAATTCTTCTTAGACTCATCCTTTGAGACCTTCTTGACACCTGCTGAAAGAAACTCTTTGTAGGTGGATTTTGTGAAAGCCTCAACTTGTTCCACTTCCCCTGTGTCTAGGTTGAAACATTCCTGATTTTGGAGAGGGCTTGTCCAGGCCTTTGCAGTTCTGAAGGCAGCCAATCGACCAATGTATATCGCGGGTGATGTCCTTCTTAGGCTTTCAGAGGCACCCTTAGTGTAGAGCTTGGCCTGAATGCACTTCACCGTTTCATCAATTGTTTCGGGACCCCGGATCATCGTGAATGGGTTGTTGTCAAAGTATTCCTTCAGTTCTTCAGGATTAGCACCAACTCTTTTCCTCATGTTTGCAAGCTGTTTCACCAGACCTTGATTTATTCCAAAGTGATCTTTCTTCATGAGTGGAGTGTCATCGTTTGGAAACATTTCTGTCATTTCCTGCTTTGATATCTCACTGTATAAGAGTGACACGGCATTTGTAACTCCATGGTTCTTTATCAGTCT